GGGCAACCAACAACGCAGGAGCAGGATACCCAACAGGCGATGGCTTGACCACAAGTTCACCTTATCTAGGTGTGTTCTGGCCCAGTTGCCAAACAGTTGATCTTTCAGGATCAGCAGTGGTCACAGCACCAAGCCATATGATGGTTCGCACTATTATTCGCAATGACGAAGTTGCTTATCCATGGCTGGCACCAGCAGGCACACGTCGTGGTGTGATTGATAATGCTGATCAAATTGGATATATCAATGGTCAAACTGGTGAGTTTGTTACGCTAGGGGTGAACCAAGGCCTTCGTGATGTACTGTATCAAAACAGCATTAACCCAATCACGTTTGTACCTGGCGTGGGAATCACAAACTTTGGTAACAAAACTACCTATACCACTGCCAGCGCACTGGATCGTATCAATGTGGCCCGCCTGGTTGTGTTTATTCGCAATAGACTTGAGTCAATTGGTAAACAGTTCTTGTTTGAGCCAAACGATCAAATCACACGTGATGAAATCAAGAACGCTGTAAACAGTCTGATGATTGATCTAGTTGCCAAGCGTGGTATCTATGACTACTTGGTTGTGTGCGATGATACCAACAACACACCAGCCAGAATTGATGCCAACGAACTATGGGTTGACATTGCAATTGAACCAGTCAAGGCAGTGGAATTCATCTACATTCCAATCCGCCTCAAGAACACAGGCGAAATTGCAGCCGGCTCAGTGGCAGTGGCACAAGCAGTCTAACGATGTCGCTAGACACGAAAATGGGGTGGCAACACCCCATTTTTTTTGGCCTCAAACGATATAAATAACACTATAGGAGATACTAATATGGCCGTTTCATCATTATCAAGAATGACAGTGCCCTTGGCAAGCGATCAAAGCGCAAGCAATCAGGGCTTGCTCATGCCCAAACTCAAATATCGCTTTCGAGTGGTATTTGAAAACTTTGGCGTGAGTACACCTAGAACAGAATTAACCAAACAGGTCATGGACTTCAAACGTCCCACAGTGAGTTTTGACCCTATTGTTATTCCAATCTACAACAGTGAATTAAAACTGTCGGGCAAGCCGCACTGGACAGACGTCATATGCACCTTGCGTGATGATGCATCGGGCGCTACCACTCGCTTGGTTGGCGAACAACTTCAGAAACAAATGGACTTCTTGGAGATGGCTTCAGCCGCTTCTGGTATTGACTACAAGTTTACCACACGTTTTGAAGTGTTGGACGGTGGCAATGGTGCCGCCACACCTATTGTTCTTGAGACATGGGAACTGTATGGTTGTTATCTAAGTAGTGTTGACTATGGTGATGCCAATTACGGTACCAATGACCCAATGACTATTGCAATGACCATTGTGTACGACAACGCTAATCAGACTCCCAACGGAACTGGCATCGGTACTGCAATTGCTAGAACAGTCAACGACGTTGTAACTGGCGCTGGTACTGCTCAGGCAGTCCAGTAAGGATAAACTGATATGCAATGGGGTCAGGACTTCCTGACAGGGTTTTTTGGCGCACAAGGTCTCAAAGACTACGCACACGCCAGCAAAACCTTTAGAACCAATGGATACGAACTTGCTCCACGGAACAAGTTCCTTTTCCACGTATACTTTAATCTCAACACAAGTGAAATCCCTACACTGAGAAATATTTTCTCTGCAAGTGATCAAGCCAGTTTGGGACTGCTGGTCAAAACCATACAATTACCAAACTATACTCTCGATACTGAAACATTGAATCAGTACAATCGCAAGAGAATAATACAAAAGAAAATTAATTATCAGCCGGTGTCAATGACATTTCACGACGATGGTGGTGATCTAAGTCGCAATCTTTGGTACAACTACTACAGTTACTATTATAAAGACCCTAACCAACAGTACGGATCGGCCAGTAATCAAAACGGCAGTATTGGTCAAGTGGCCAATGAACCTGGCTTTGCATATGGCACCAGAGATATCTACGCCAACAATAGACCAGTAAATGACTGGGGATACATCGGTGAAGCATATAACCAAGGCTCTGCCGGTGCAAGTGGTAGTCTTGGGGGCAATCAATCTACTGGTAAACCTGCTTTCTTTAGAGACATCACTATCTATGGCATGGATCAACACAAGTTTGCCAGTTATGTGTTGATTAATCCTCTTATCAAAGAGTGGAAACATGATCAGTATAACTACAGCGAAGGTGGTGGCATCATGGAAAATGCCATGACCATTGAATACGAGACTGTGAAATATTATTCAGGCGCCATTGGCGGTTCAAGATCCGACACCAACGTCAAAGGCTTTGCTGACCCAGCACACTATGACAACGTTAGATCCAGTTTGGCCAGACCTGGCAGCACAAGAACTGTGTTGGGTCAAGGCGGCTTGTTGGATGCAGGAATCGGTATTGTGCAAGATTTACAAAGTGGTGGATTGACCGGTGTGATTGGTGCTATACAAAAGGCCGGTACCACCTACAACACATTCAAAGGTGCCAATATCAAGAGTGTGGTCAATGAAGAGGCCAATGCGGCGGTCAAGGCCGTGGTGCGCAACAGTATTCCGGGTGCTGTGAGACAACAACAAGGCGGCTCAGGAGGCTTTGTGTTTCCTAGATCACCAGGATACGGACAAGGATAATCATGGGCGGCTCAGTTAATAATCCCAATTCAAACAATGACTTAACTGTTAGAATTTTTGATGGTTTCTACAGTTACGAACAATTTGTGAGTGCAGAAGAATATGATGTTGTGTACAGTTACCTCAAGAGCGTGTTTACAACAGATGCGGCTGCTGGCAATTTTGCAGTGGCCCTGTTTAGAATTGCTGATGAAACGAATACACCGGTGTTGACTGTATTACAAACTCTTGAAGGTCAAGACTCGCTTACACTCTCACAAACCTTGTGTTATTATCTCAACAACCTGCGAAGCGGTAGTACTTTGCTAGGCTTTGGTGCCACAGTCACTCCCAACTACTACACTGCAAGGAATGTGTTGGCATGAGTCGCTGGGCCAATGGCACCTATACCTTGATGAATCCTGCCAAGTATGTGGGCAAAGGTATGCCTAGATACAGATCCGGTTGGGAGCATGCTTTTTTTAAATTCTGCGACAACAATGATGCTGTGCTACAATGGGCCAGTGAAAGCATAGCCATACCCTATCGCAATCCCATCACAGGCAAGCAGAGCCAATACATACCCGATATCTTGATGACTTATCGCACTAGAGGAAATCAAGTGCGAGCAGAGTTGATAGAGATCAAACCCAAAAAGCAAAGCGTGATCGAGGAAAAAATGTCATCAAGAGATCGTGCTGTGGTTGCTGTGAACTACGCCAAATGGCACGAGGCTTCCAAATGGGCAAAACGAAATGGCATGACCTTTCGCGTTATAACCGAAGATCAAATGTTCAAGAACGGTAGCAAATAGCCTACACCCATGAGTTTGCGGTAAATATGGCATGACTCGCAAACTTCAAGAACTTTTTGATCTTCCGCCAAACGATGACCCGGAACCTGAAAATCAGCCCACGGTAGAAGAAACACGCACCTACATTGCTGAAATAGACGACGCCATTGACAAGATTGACGCGGCCCTGCCAGGTGTGCGTGATCTCAGCGCCAGCGACGTTGAAATGGATGATCTAGCAAAAAAAGCCACAGACAGTTTTGACGAACTCATGACACTCGGAATGAATGTTGATTCAAGATTTGCCGCAGAAATCTTTGGCGTAGCCGGCACAATGTTGGGCCATGCACTCACAGCCAAGACAGCCAAACTAAACAAAAAACTAAAAGTGATTGATCTACAGTTGAAAAAAGCCCGACTGGATCAACAAAACCCCGACGACGCACCCACACAGCCGGGCCAAGGCCATGTGCTGGACCGCAACGAAATACTAGAACGCCTGATTGGCGATAGAAGAACAATCGGCAAAAAAGAATAAATATCATATAGGACCTTACCATGAAGACATTTCATCAATATCTCGCAGAATCTGAGCGCACATACGACTACAGGATCAAAATCCTAGGTGATGTGCCGCAAGAATTCATCAAAAATCTCGAAGAAAAAATGGCGCAGTTTGACATTGTCAAATTGAGTCGCCCTAAAACCACACCTGTGCAAAAGTTGCAAAAAGACTTTCCAGGTGCAGAAAATGAAAGCGTGACTTTCATGGACGTGAGTTTTAGATACCCTGCTATCGAGCCACAGATCAAACAGTTGGCACAGTTGTTGGGCCTCAATCCCAACTTTATCACTTTGCAAACAGCGGCCTATGATGACAGCATTGCCAAAGAAATTGCAGACATCACAGCACAGAACACGGACCTGATTGCTGACACTGATTATCCTGCACCTGATGCAGAACAGAAGGCCTTGAGCCAAGACTACTCGGCCAATCCATATCAACATGCAGTATTGAAGAACGAATATCGTTCAGACTTTACTGTGGCCGGGGGCAAGACACCTCCTGCAAAAACCACAAATGATATTCCAACACAGGACAAGAGCCCGTTCAACAATATCAAGCGTCAACCCCGCCCAGCAACTGGTGCCAACCCAAGAGGATAATAACATGACATTTTTTTACGATCTCAACAAACGCATGGCCGACCTGAGCCAAAAACAAACTCTCTCAGAAGGTGCAGTTGCCAAACGTGCTACTGGTGACTATTCGGCCAAGAAGGCAGCGGCTGGCAAAGACATTGGCAAGCCAGGCAAGAACTTTGAAAAGATTGCCAAATCAGCAGGACAGCGTTATGGTTCAAAGGCTGCTGGTGAGCGTGTGGCAGGTGCTGTGTTAAACAAACTTCGTGGTAAAAATGAAAGCCAACTAGACGAATTAAGTCCTGACACAATTGCATCTTATCAAAAGAAAGCATATCCGCAGGCAACTACTACTGGTCCTAAATCGGACCAGAGAACAGCAGGGATTGTTCGTTCACTAGGAAGACCTACCAAAGAAGGCATGGACGAAGCCGAACTTGATGAAGTCAGTCGTGGTGAGTATATTAAACAACAAGATACTGCCGCAGAAAAGTCCGGCAAACAAAAATTCAATGCTTTTGGTCAGACATTTGATACAGATGAAATTGATGAAGGTGGCCTGCCAATGACCACAGTCAACGGAAAAAAAGTTCCAAAATTTGCGGCTGATGGTTATGGTGCCAATGACCTTGC